GTCTTGTGGTAACGGTTGACTTCCATCAAATTGCCAAATTCTTTTTGAACTTATTAATGGATAACGAACATCGTAATCGGTTACTGAACTGTCTATTGTTACTCTATCGTAAACTTCTTGGTTTGTATAGTCGTGGTCTAAACTTGTGTGGTCTAATTGGCTTAATTTGTCTTCATTAAAGTAATCTTTTAAAGAAACTCCTGCTCCGTAAAATGTTACTGAATAACTATCTGCACTTCCGTTTTTTAGGTTCGTCTTTTCGAGCTGAATGTTACCACGTCTAAATAACACCGTGTCAACTTCTATATATGCGTTGTATCGTTTTTGATAGTCAATAGTTGCATCAACATCGTTTTGGTAAAAGTGCTGAAATATTGCGTTGTTAGTCGGTGAACACGGAATTGTAAACCCTTGTGAATAGTCCGTAAATATTTTACTTATATCCGAAATATTTTGAATGGTTGAACTTACGGAAATCTTCTCATCATTGAATAATTCTAAACGTGAAAATTCTAACTCGGTCTGTGCTAAAGCCGTTTCTATAAATATTGCTACTTGCCTTTTCATTAAATAACTGAATTAATAACATCAAATGCAAACTCAAATTCTAAACTATAATTTATTTGTTTCGTGTTTATATGCTTGAACAACTCCGTGCTTTTAGTATTAATCTTTGCAGGTTTATCGTCTATTAAAATTCGTTCGCTTAACATTATTTGTTTTAAAACTTCGCTCCAAGTTTGAGCAACCCAACCTGTGTTAACTTTAACACTTTTTTTGCCGTTAGCGTTAAATACTTTTCTTTGTCCTTCTAAATTGTTGTAACTAAAACTATTTGTTTGCATCAAATTGTATTCCGTGTTTTCAACGCTAAAATTGTCGTTACTTGCCTTAAAAAAGAACTCACGTTGCCAAGCTCCGTACTTATTTATAAAGTCAATTATAACAGGTGTATATTTGCATTCTTCAAGCGGATAAAAATACCAAGTCGCTTCAACTGCTGAAGCTCCGTTTAAAATTTCTACTTTGTTTCCTACTGCTACGTTTGCAGTTCTTACTCGTGGAATATCAAATGTCGAACTTGCTACTGCTAAACTTGTTACTACTGCGGTGGTTAAATTTGTGTAACGTGCCGTAAAACTTGCTCCTGTTGTTACTCTTATTTTTCCTGCGTCTGAAGTTGGGTTGTAGTAATAATTTCCTGCGTCAAGTCCGTAGTTTCCATTGTCAAAGTTAAAACCTTGTTCGTAATATGAATAACCGTCAAATGCTATGTAATCAATTGTATTTAAAAGAGTATAAGTTAAACCTACTAATTTATAACGTTTAACCCTTACGTTTACTCGTTCGTTTGTTGGGTTTGTTGCTGCTATGTTTCCACCTGCTGAACAACTTGTAAATCTTATGTATTCACGAATGTATGGTGATATATCGTAAAGTGTTTCAACGTTGTTTGACGCTGGTATTAATTTACTCAACGTGTATTGCGGACTTCCTGTAAAAGAACCATTTGCTAAAAACAATTCTAATTTTGAACCGTTTTGCCCTGTTTCTGCAATCCTAATTAAATACGGTGAACGTGCAAATATATTAGCCATTATTTCTTTTCGTTTTTAAATTGTGTTTGTTTAAATAAATTCATTGCATCCAACCCAAACTTTTCAATAAGTTCATCCGGCAATCTTTTAAATGCGCTTTCAAATGGTGTAGTAAAAAATAAGCTTGGTTTAATTCCACGATTATAAATGTTTCCTGCTATTATTTGCGCTATTGTACTATAACCGCCCTTCTTATATTTTCCTTTATCGTCTCTTAATCTTATGTTTCGTTTTTGCGCCCATTTTTGAATATTGCTTACAAACATTCCCCATTGCCCAGAAGCTGAACCACTTCCAAACTTGTAAGGACTGTTTGGCGCTTGTTGTCCTTTTATTCTTGCGTTTTTAGAAACTTTGCTTGGGTCTTTACCCTTAACTCCTTTGTCTTGAAACTTGCCGTAATCATTCATTTCAAAGTTCATATAAAAAGAATTCGGCATTGCCTTAACATTTCCTTTCAAACTTTCGTAAAGTCCCTTAGAAACGTTCTTTTGACTTCGTGTTAAATTTGAACGTGCTTCTTTAATAACGTAATCACGAAACCTTTCAAGTTCTTTTTGTACTTCGCTTTGTTTCATCTTAACAAATAGTCATTTCGTTCGGTGTTACTACGTCAAAAGTCATAGTCCAACCTGCCATATAATTCTCAAAACGTTCTGTAAATGGTTCTAAATTTGCAGTTCCTTCAACCATAAATAAATCGTATGCTAAACTTCCGTGTTTTATTATTTCATACGCCCTGTTTAATACTGCGTGTTGTGTATTCAGTACGTCAATTTCGTTGTCGTTACCTAAAAATATATCGGTTGTTGCGCTCTTTGACAAGTCTACAATATCCATTGCTATTAAACTAATATTCCAAGTTGTTGTGCGTTCGTCTAACGTGCAGTTGTTTACCATTATATGTAATAAAGGAAATATAGTTTGTTTGCTTAAATCAACTTTAAATATGTCTCCTTGTGTTACCGTGTTTACAATAACGTCTGCGTCAAAGTGTGTTTTTAGTTTGTCTAATAAGTTGTAATATCCTGTCATCGTTTTAGTTTATTAAGTTGGCGTTGTTCAATTTCTTGCTTTTGTTTTTCGAAGGTAAGATAGGTAAGACATTGAGTAAGTCTATATCCGGTGACTGTGTCAAATCTTGTAACGTCTCCTTGAGCGAGTGCATAAATTGATTGATACCAACCCCATTGTTTTCCAAATTGAGCTTGTTCGCTAAACTCGTTTCCGTCTTCTTGTTCGTTTTTATCTGCCGTTCCAAATAAGTAAGCGTAGCTGTCAATAATTCGCTTCCTAAATTCCAAAAAAAAACACTTGAACTTATTGCTATGTCAACTGGCGTAAACTTCATTAACTCGTGCATTTCTTCCATTGGTGTATAATCAACTATCTCATATTTATCTTTGAACTTCATTTTAATAGGTCGGTACATTACAGCCATTGCTTTGTGGTAGTCTTCCCACTTTAACAAGTTGTTTTCCAAGTCTACATATTCGCCAAAACTTATTTCTTCAAGGTTAGTTATAAATCCAAATTCTTGTGTTCCTATTTTAAACGTTGGTTGAAACTTCGGCTTTTGCTCAAACAAGTTTTTAAAGTGTAAAATTAATTCGTTTAAACTTGTCAACTTCATTTTTACAATATCCTTTAATTCTATACCGCAGAATATTTGAACCATTTTTTGCGCAATAAATTCTTCGTCGTTGCTTCCTTCCTGAACCTTTAAAAATTCTTGGTAGCTTTTTAATGGAATTTCGTTTAAAGTTGTTGGTACGTTTATTTCTAACTTCATATCTTAATAATTAATTATTCGTGTTTTTGTTGTGTTCGTTTTTTTGTATGTAATCGTATGCGTGTTTTAGCATATTAATATCCCTAATATCTCGTAAATAAATACGAACCTTTACACCTTTTTTTTGGTAGATGTAAATTTGTACCGCTTGCATCATTATTTCTAAATCGCTCATCGTATAAAATATTGCCCGTGTGTATTGTTTAGTCCTAACGTTTCCATTTCGTGGTAACGTACAGCGTCTATTGCGTGGTCGTTTTTGCCTTGCGGTTTGTTTAATGTTTTACCAGACTTGTCGGAATCCCAACAATACGCCCTTAATTCTTTAATTAGATTTGTGCTTTGTGAAGTAACTAAATAATTTTGCGATTGCATTATTTGTATTCCGTAGTTAACACTATCTGCGCCCTTTGTTACTCCTTTTATTTGTTGTCCTGTTCTGCGTATTTCTTCAATGCTTTTCGGCTCTGAACTATCTGCGTATGCTATAACGTGTTTCTGTAGTTTCTTTGCTATGTCGTTATTTAATAAACTTGTTTGGTAACATATTTCGTTTAGTATTCTTTGCCCGTTGTAATTGTAAACTTCTACTATGCTTGTCGGGTCGTTTGAATAACCGAAGTCAAGTCCGTAACCAAGTAAACGTGCTTCAGTTGGTATTGTGTCAATTAGTTTGTAGTTTGAAAATATAACTCCTTCTAACATTCCGACAAGTCCTTCTCCATATACTCGCCACCAATTAGCCCAATAACTGCTTGTCGTTGCTTTTAAACGGTTCTTTTCAATTTCCGTTACTATTCGTTCGTCAAGTGCTTCGTTGTCCTTGTACGTTAAAATTAAAAAGTCTGTGTCGGGTTCGTCTTTTAGTTCCGTGTGTACCCAAAATTCATTCGCTGGGTTAAAGTCAAGGTATATTCGTTTTTTTGTACGTATTGCAAGTTCGTTGTATGCTTCAAAGGTTACGTTGTTACATTCGTTAATATAAAGTATATCACGTCTTGCACCCCTTAATTTTGAACTATCGTCTGCACTAAAAAATTCTATATAAGAACCGTTTGAAAATTCGTAACGTAATAAAGATTTGTTAAACTTGTCTTCAAAGAACCTGTTACTCCAACGCATTATTTTAACGAAGTCTTTTAATGCGCCCCTTCGTAAGTGTGGAATACTTTCAGCTACAATACTTATTTCCGTGTTTTTGTGC